TTCGTTTACTTTAAACACTCCATACATCCAAGTCACAATAGTTGAACCTTGAACGGACTGTAAATCGTAAACGTAGATGCCACCATCTATAGTTGCCATAATAGACGCTGGAGAAGAAATCGTAAGCACGCCATTGGCATCACTTACAAAACCAAAGTCGTTATCAGCTTCATCATTAGAGTCACCACTAAGAGCGAATGTTGTTGAGGTGTCAGACTCACGAACTTGCATCACCCAGTCATAACCGGTAGATAAATCAATAACCACTCCGTCTTCATCTTTAAATGTAAGCTCTAAGGTAAATGTATCGCCCTTTCTACAGGTTATATCTACTCTTGATGCTATGTCTAAGTTTACGCTGGTTGCCATATTACAAAGGTACTAATTTACTGGTTATCAAGAAGTTTACTTAAACCCGTATCACTATCATCAGTAAGCTCACCACGCTTGCCTTGGCGTTGAGAGATCATCTTAGATTGCTGGGCTGCTTGCTTCTCTGTTCTCTTGTCTTTTCTGTCCTCTTTTTTCATTTCAAGAGACTCTTTGAAGTTCATATCCTGCGAGCGCTGATCCTGACCGGTCATCCCCTTTATAGATTCTAATTGAGACTTAAGTTGATATTCTAATTGTAGCAACTGAGCCTTAGCTTGAGCGTCAGCTTGAATCTCAGCGATTTTACTTTGAGACTGCATTTGAATCTCTTGCATCTTGCCTTGCGAACTTGCCTGAGCTGTTGCTTGATTCATCTGAGCCTGCATCTGAGAGTTTTGCTGGGCAATCTCTTGTTGCTGACGCATACGTTTTTTGCGTCTAATAATTAGCAGTCTTTCGGCTTGATCAACATCTTTTAGTTGTCTTACAGCCATTGCATCTTCAAGATCTATTTCTTTTTGAGATAATGCAATTTGAATGTTTTGCTCTAGATATGACTTTTCTGTGTCATCCATTTCTGTCTGAACCTTGACTCCGAAGTTATACATCGGTAAGTCTCCAAACGAAGAAAGAACATCCATATTATTCTTGCCTATAGCCTTAGCATACACTTGATACAGTACGGATTCGGTAGGTAATATCTGTAGACATTTTACTATGTCTTCACATACTTTTGAGTATAGGTATATAGAAGCGTTTGTAATATCGTAGATTGCATTATTACCAGCAGCCATAGCTTGCTGACGAACGCCTACCAACTGCTCTCCTTTTGGAGAAGTCCCATCCATTACTTCATTAATACCTGTCGTGTCACGAATGAGACGAAGATTATGATTGTAAATGCTAATAAGCTCGTTGATGTTTCTAATACTGTTATCTAAACTCCTGATTGGAGGATTTTGGAATCCACCTTCTGGGTTTTTACTGCGATAATAAAAAACACCGGTTTGCTCATAAATATCTTGGATGTCTAATGGCTGTAGCTCTCCGCCTTTACCTAGCTGTACGTTTTCCAAACCTTCAATATCTACAATTAGACCATCTGGTTTAGCTTTAGCAATAGACTGCTGAAGCTTCAAATGAGACAATTGCAACTGGTCAGCAAAACCTATTACAGACCCTACAAGAGACTTAGGCATCATTCTGCGCAGGTTTGTGGAAACCACAGAGTATGACAGTTTAGCTTTTGTTAAATCGTGAATGTTTTTAGGAACGTTCTTTTTAAGACCGTAGTCATACATATAATCACATCCTACTATATAGTTACCACCGTAAACAGTGGCTACATTCATTGATGAGGGTTTTCTATCAAATACCGATTCCTTTGGAGGAGTGTATTCAAATCCTTTGTAGTAGAAGTTGCTATTACCGAATCTAGACCCTTTCTCCTCAAACATCATATCGTCTACAGATAAGAACTCAAAGCTCATAACCTCAACAATAAACTCATCGTATCCGTATGTGGTGCGGTCTAAGGTTTCATCGTAGTACTTGTAAGAAAGCTTGTCTGCTCTGTTCTGATATTTGTTTTTTACAGATTGGGCTATTTTAGAATACTGCTCTTCTGTAAACTCATCACGAGCAATACGCTTAAGCTCAGAGATGCTAATCTTTTTGACGTGTCCTGCGTATATGAGGTCACTAAAAGTAGGGTCTTCGGTGTAGCTATGGAAGAAGAATGCTGGGTCAATGTACTCTTCTGTGATTCCATAGTTTGGATCGTTGTTTCTTTTTATAACACCAATACCACAAGTAACTAAATCGTTTACTGCTCTACGGTATATGCGCTGATCAAAATCATTCCACTCTAGAGTTAAATTTGTACCAATCTGCGCAGCGATTTCAGCAGCTGTCTTAATATTGGCATCCATAAAGATTTCAGCTTCTTCTGGTGTTTCCGGTATGTCCTCTTCAGATATACCTGTGTTTACACCAGCTTGATTCATCTCTTGAATCATCTGCTTGTTCTTTACCTCAAACATTTTCTCTGCTCTCTTTCTGTCTTTTTCAGACTGAGACAGAGGGTCAATTGCAGCAACGTTTGGATACGGTTTTTTTGATAGAATGTTGTTTACAACAATCTTTACAAATTTAGGAATGATAGGAACTGGTGACCAGTCAAGATTTAATAACGTTCCGTCACCACTGTTCGGATCTAAAGAGTTTAATATTTGTTTATAGATAGAAGTATCTTGTGTACCGTTTGCGTAATCACGATTTGTCTCAAAGTCCTTAAGCCTGCGTCTGAACAAACTTCGTTCATCATCAGAATGACCCCATTGCTTCTCAATAGCTTTGGCGTATTTTAGACCGTAAGGTTTGGAGGTTTTTTGACCGTGTATGGCAAATGGGTCTGGAAAATTACCATACTTTCCGTTTTCATTATCTTTATTGTACATATAGCGTTTCGCAAAATACTTCCTTGCAAATATACTAAATTAAACCACTGCCTATCAACGCCTTAACTCTTTGGTATATCGTCTAAAAAACTTCTTATCATCAAAGCTAGATTCCTTCTTTTCTTTCTTAACTCTCTGAGCTGCAAGCAGAGCCAGCCCAGAGCTAATTGTAAGGTCAAACTTTGTACGATTATCTATTTTATACCCAATCCAATCTTCCAGTGTGCGGTCAAAATACATCTTGCCCATCTCGCCTGTCTCACTATTTATACCTACGTGTTCTTCTATGTAAGCTTCTATAGCGTGGGCGTGCGCCTGTATAACATCTTGTGAGTTAGAGGGAATACCACGAGTCTTTGTGTTTACAGATCCAGGAGTCTTTAGATGCTCTGGTCTTTTCATAACATACTCTTCGTAACCTCTTGATTCAAAGTATCTTACAATACCGTACTTATTGTTTTCAATTAATAGCGGATAGCCATAAAAAAACGAAGCCATAAGAACATCTTCATAGAATATTCTAGCCAGTGGCGGACGAGATGCATATTCAGCTACAAACATATTAGGTGGCGCTGCCATACTGAATTTGTTATAGAGATGACAAGCCCCCTTAGAACCCCTGTTGTCTGTAGTAGAATCTAAATCATAGCTATCGACTCCGCCAACGCCTATGTGGTCATTTCCTGGGTGCTTCTTGTTGTACTTAATTACGTACTTATTTCTAAGCTCATTTGGTGGCATCCAAGCTACCCTCCACCTACCTTGTGGGTTTGGACTGAAGACAACTTCTTTGTCGCTTACTCCGTCTTTCCATTGGAAGTTTCCACGTACTACTGGATTAGGGTAAAGCTCTTGGTTAAACTCAACCTGCTCATATATTTTACCAATGTTGAATGTAGAACCCTCAATAGAGTCACGCATAGCTTCATCTATTGTAAATGGGAACTGACGTATAAACTCATTAAGCTCACGAGCATCGTGCTTTAAAGCGTCTCTTTCGTTCTTTAGATACGTCTTAGCCCCTATATCTACATAATCTCCATCAATCGTTTGTACAGGATGTTCAGGGTCTTCAACAATAGGGTTTCCGTGCTTATCGAAGAATCCTTCAAGCGCTTCATAGGCGGGTATAAATAGTCTATAAAGACCAGTTTTTGTTCTTCCATTTGCGTTTCTATCTTCTGGATCTGAATCTCTCCAAAGTTCTTTGTATTGATTTCCTCCCTTGTCCATAGGGTTTACAGTAGATCCTACTAAAGCCTTGCCTATAATTCTCCTACCAACAATGAGACAGGTTTTTTCAATCCTCCAGGCTTCTCGTATATCTGTAGGGCGCTCCCACTTACCGGCTTCATCTAAATACATAAGGTGAAGTTTCTCACCATCATATGCGTTATTAGTGGTGTTCTTCCAGTTAATAATAGTATTGAGAGCTTCCCCTTTATTAGATGTTTTATTCTTCTTAGTGATACGCTTAGATGGCTCACGGAATGCTAATTCCATACGTGGATTCGTAGTACCGTCTTGTATAGGCTTAAAGAAGAATGGATAGCTTTTAAACATAGGGACTACCTTCTTCATAAAGATGTTTTCCTGCGCATCTTTACCCGTCTTAGACTGTATACCCAGTAGCTTATCTTTTACTTGCGTACCTTCATCTACGAGTATAGCTGCTGACATATTAGTATATCCTGAGCGTCTACACTTAGTGTACATCTGTCCTATAGATCTAGCGTCTGCTTCGCAGGCAGCAAAGTGTATAAAAAGTCTTCTTTGAAACTCTAGGTAGGAGGCGTATCCGATGTCCATTTTACTCCATTGGAGAAGCATATAGTGTCTCCCTGTAATGTAGACAGGCTCACCATTATTGTAGAACCAAACACCGTTACGCCTACGGTCAAACTCTTTTTCGATGTACGGAGAAAAACGCTTTTTGAAGTCGGATGGCATTTCATACCACTCATCCATAGAGCGAATCCTCTGCAATTCGATTGGCACAGGAAGTCTTTCCCACATTTGCATATTGCGCTCCCTTTCATTAAAGAGTATTTCTTTTTTCGTAGGAGTTTTGGGAAGTTGAATATCAACCCCACCGATGGTGACAACCTCACCCTCTGTATCGTTGGGGCATATGTTAATAACGTATTCATCGTACCCTTCAACTTTTTTAAGACCAGCCATTTCATTTAATTAATAATCCCAGTAACAGAATATCTGATTACTTTGAGAACTTTTCTGCGAATCCTCCAGAGTAATCTTGTTCAGCTTCGAGTCCTCCTGTTTCTCTGAGTTCTCTAACCATTTGTTCAAGTCTTTGGTATTCAATAAGAAGTTCTTTTGCATCTGTTGCTGTTTGCTTAATACTTTGTAACTCAGCCTTTCTTTGAGATCCAGATAGATCACTGTCTACAGGCTTTCTAATTTCGTCAATCATATTGTTGATTGCTACCTCCATTGAAGACAGTAATCTTGTTGATGCCTCTACTGTGGTGAATTTATGCTTCTTTGACATACACCAACTCTGTTGTTCTCATACGATACACTTTTTCCCCATTTAAAAGCTCCATTTCGTATTCTGAATTTTTTGTGTAGCCCACCAAATCACCAGGCTTCGCTCCAATCCACTCTGAATCCTGGGGTATCGTGAGTAGTTCTCCTTCCAGTTCTGGTTCTTTCTTGAGAGTAAGAATGATACCAGAATTACTTGTTTCCTCTTCCTTCTCAATAGGGGGTGTAACGAAACACCAATCCCCAAGCATAGCAATATCACCATCTTCGCCTTCAACTGCGATGGCGTGGTTTGAATATCCTCCAAGAGGCTCATAGTTGACGAGGTAAAGATCTTCTCCGATATCATACATTTGCTCCATTACTACGTGGTGATGGAAGTAAAGAGTTTTACCTGTACAATTATCTATTGGACAGTCTACAGGACATCCTACAATCTCTCCATAATTAAACCTATGCTCAAACTCGTTAAACTTCGTAACAAGCTTTAAAGTGGTTTTATCACCAAGTTTTATTTCTTCTTTAAACTTATTAGGTAATCTTACTATAAAATGATGAAGTGGTTTCATATCAATCAAAGTTTAGATCATACTCAAGAATACAAGGCATAGAATCTACTGCTTTCCAAAGCATTGTTCCATCCCCGTTCTCTATGTATATAAGATACCGCTTTTGATTGTATTTGTGTAAATGCGCCTCATCTAGAAGGATTGCGCTCACTTTTCCGGTTCCTGCTCGCATACCGACATAGTACGCCATAGCGTCTTTCGGGTCACGCCCGATTACAATTTTTCTGATCATTTTTTATTTAATTAATGTCCCCGTTTCTGCGGGATAAATTTAACCAGTAATCAATTTTAGATGTATCTGGCTTGTTTTCCTCTCTGTATGCTTCTACACAATAGGATAATAAGTCGTCTAATTCTTCTTCGTCTGAGACAGAAAAAGAAGATAGTAAACTCATATTTGCACGTTCAGCCCCTTCTTCGTCAACATAGGAGCTATCCATATCTAAAAAGCCCACTGCTAGACAAGCTATAAATTCGTCTTGAAGTTCGTGCTTCTTAACTATTTCATTTATAGCCAGTAGCATATCCTGTATCTCAAGAATGCAGTCTTTTTGTCTTTCGTTCATTAGTCAAGTTTAGTTAAAATAAATGTAGATGTGGTTAATAATCCTGCACCACCTCCAGCGTTTCTAATGGTGTAGTAAAGATCTGTATCTGCCGCAACGTGTCTAACTAGTGAGAACCCAATAGCTGTGTTTCCTGTTGATGCGTGAGATCTTGTTATAGACTGGATTATAGCCGCTGAACCACCGCTGGGCTTTTCTGTAACATCTATAATTATATCGGTATTACCCGATGTAACCTCTAGCATAAAGTTGACATCTATTTTTACTAGCCCTTCTTGCTGAACGGTAACAGCTCCTGTTGTTGTTGAGCTTGTCTGAAAATGATTAGCGGTGTCGTTTACCTCGTGAGAAGAGGAATTGCTGCTATTGCTAACACCTGACTGAGTAGGGGTAGCTGCGGAAGCGGTTAACGTATATGCTAAGGGTCTAAGCACCCACATAGGGTTTGCAAAAACAACAGTAGTTGAAGTAAACGCACTAGCGTCTAACTCACGTTTCACAACATTATTACTACCGTCTACAAGCAATACAGTAAGTTCTGCATCGTCTGTAGCCGGGGCGGAATTAAACGATAAAGCACCTACACCAACAGTCGTTGTAGATAGCTTTAGAGCTGAGGTAGTCCCAGAACCGTCTTCTACATCTTTCAATGTAGTAGTTACGCTGTTTGAACTCAATTTTAACAAAGATGAGTACGTGTCTTTTACTTTATTACCGCTTAGAGTAGCCATTTCCTGTATATTTGTGTATTATATGCAAATTTAGTAAAAATGAGGAAGCGTAATATGAGGTCTAAGTTTCGTGATTTTAGAATGCGAGACGAAACGACTATAAACAAGTCTTACTTAAAGTATTTTACACTTGTTATGAGGGATGTCGTTGGAAACTACGATGTTACGGAGGCTCAAATGCGGTTTTTACTCTTTGCTTATGACTATCAGTTCTTCACTTTAGATCATATGTCTGAGTATTACTACTACAGCAAGGCTAAGTTAGGACAGCGCATTATATATCCACTTTCTCATAACGACTACGTATTCAAATACTTTGACAGACTGAGTCCTACTAACTACCAAGAGGCTATATTTGACGAGAAGAAGTTTAACTACCGTGTTCGGTACGCTATAACGCAGAAAGCTAGGCTTTTAGTCCAGCGTTTCTATAGAAAATTAGAGGGGGAAGAGGAAATTAATGTGCCGACTTGATCTTGAAGGCAGCTTTTAGCGATGCACCTTTGTGCGGAACGAACTTTCCCTCGTGTTTCATAAGGAAATAACGCCCCCCTTCGGACATCCAGTGATATCCAGAGGGAGCGTCTACCATTACTTTCTTTTTTTGAGCTTTCATTACTTCTTTTTAAGCATCTTGAAGTCTTGCCCGGTGATTTTACCGTCCTTGTTAGCATCAAGCTTTACTTGACCGCCTTTGAGGTACTTCTTTATCTTACCGCCCATTTTGTATCTAAAGGCTTGCCCTCTTTTAGCTCTTTTTCTTGTATCCTTCTTTAGTTTTTCTTCAGATTCAAAAGCACCTTCAATGTCTCCCCGAGATTGGATGCCTTTTTTTCTAGACTTGTTTCCCACACTTTCTAACTGGTAGTACTGCTGCACAGCTGTATTAGGAAAGCCTAGCTTCAATTCACTTAGACCTTTGCTAAATTCCTTCGCTACCGCTTTTTCAGTTTTTGTTGGAGCCTTAGCTGTAACAGTAACCTCGTCAATCATTCCTCCCTTTTTAGGGGCTTTTGATTTTTTCAACATTGCTTTAATCTTCGGAGGAAACTTACCACCTTTTTTAAAACGGGGGCTTGCTCCGCCTGGGAGATTCTTACCTACATCACGATAGTTTGGCTTACTGGTACTTTCACGCTTCTTACGCTTCTCAACGTCCTTAGCTAAAGCTTTAACAGCCTCTTTCTTCATTGGGAAACCATTGCTCTTCATACCGGTAGCAGCTTGTTTAGCTAACTTGTTTGTTACGTTAGCACTTTTGTCTAAATCACTACTGTGCTGCTTGTCTACCATCTCTTTGGTAAGCTTCTTTCCCTTTGGCGGGTCTACCTTACCGCCTTTTTTGTATTTCTTTGCTTTCATCTTTCCTCCTTTAGAGTATTCATTCTTATCATACTTGCGTAAGCTTACATATACATCTTGTCCCGCTTCATTCTTTGTGCGGTACATTTTAGTGTCATTGTAGCTAGCTTTAGAAGCTCCCTTACTTGCCGAAATGTTTCCTTGACGTTGAGCTTTCTTGTCCGCCATTCCAGGATCTATAGACGCACCTACAAACACAGTGTCTTTTGCCGGGTTGTAGTCCGAGAATGTAGCAGCTGCGGACTTGTAGTCTTGAAAAGTTTCAGTTTTCCTGTAATCAGGCTTTTTTTCTTTTCCTCCTTTTTTCTTTTTAGGTTTCATTTCTTAGAACTGTTTCGTTTTGCTGTTATAAACTTCTTCTCTGTATGGTCATAATCCATACCGTCTCCATTACCGTACCTCCCTGACTTGCGTCTCATCTTATTTAAAAAAGCACGATACTTCTTACGCTCCTCAGTAGAGTGGTATTTAGTGTCGTACTTCTTTTTCTTCGCTTTCGCCTCTGGGTTACTGGCGTAAAACTTAGCCGTCTTACCCTTCATATGGTAGGTATTTGGTTTTACCATTAACACGTACAGCCTTTAGTACCTGCATTCTGTTTCTACCTTCTTTTTTAAAAGAGACGTGAACCCAATCCGGATTCTCATCCGTACCAAACTCCCAGATAAGCTGGTCAAAGTCTAGCCTGTCTAAAACAAAGTTGAATATATCTGCATTGGTTATTACACCGTATACATCTGCATCCAAGTCAAGAGCCTCACCCTTGCTATGCTGAGATGTCTTACTGCCTCCGATAGCTTCATTGAGCGCTTCTGATCTGTAACCAGAACTAATGAAGATGGGACACATAAACTCCTCACGAATAGGCTGAAAGATATTCTCAGCTACCGCTTTTAGACTCTCTAAGTGGTCTATAGTCGGCTCGTTTGCAATCCCCCGCCTCTTCGCAGTAGCAGACTTCGTCACTTCCGCAAGCGAAAGGTTTTTGGATAGTTTCATAATCGTAATTGCCTAAGTAATAATGTATTACGAAAGCAAAGATAATCAATAATAATAGACTTATGAGCGCAACCATTTTCCTACAATCACAAAACAACCAAACAAAACACCGGCTGCTAATATTAAATCCTTGAACTTATCCCAGAACGTAGCTTTCTCTACGTATACTATCTTCTCGTAAGGAACCTCAACAATACTAATAATCGTATCCGAGTCGCATATGGCGTCTATAGTAATCGTGTCGTTCACCTTTACTATGTTCACCCTCAGCCTGTCCTTCACTAGTGTAATAGTATCGTGTTGCTTCATAATCACAGTATCCGTGATAGCCACAGGTGGGCTGACAACCGTGTCCATCACAACCAGCGTGTCTTTTTCCAGAATGGCTGGGTCCTTGCGCACCGCTTTCTTTAAGTGCCATTGAGCGCTGCAACTCGTTAATGACAGCACTAGGATTAACTTTACCAGCCATTTCATTACTCTGCTTTCTTAGCGAACTTCTCTAATCCTGCAATACCGAAACTACCCAAGGTTACTATAACGAAACTGTTATATGTAAACTCATTTATAG